CGCGGCTGAAACTGCCACTGCCTGGGGGGCTTCAGTTGCAGTAGAGCTATCACCCTTGTGGTACTGGGAGATTTCATTACTGATGTTACCCTGATAGGTGCGGGTACCGATGGAGCCACGGAAAGTGCGGTTCATCAGTGCTGCCTCAATCTGAGCATTACTAGGATTTGACTTGAAGTATTCCCGATTTAGCCCAAGGATACCGATCTTCATGAAGAACATGTTGAGCGCCTTAGGGTTTTCAGGTGAGATTACAAGATTGTCCCATACGCGACGATTAGCGTGCGGACCACCCTGTACCTCTGTGGTTAGCTTAAACATGGTCTTACCAGTCTGAGCCATTGTTGCCTTGGCATCAATTACCTTCAGTTCGTACTCACCTTTTGGTAGGGGCTCGTAAGAATTAGTAGTTTCTCCTGCTTCGGCAATTATGCTGTCCCAATTTAGTGAACTCATTACTTATCTCCTGACTTATTTTTACTAGTGGATTCGGTCTTCTTTTCTCCGAAGACCATGTCGAGAAGACGCTCTACACCGAGATCGCCTTGCTCAACTATTTTTCCCAGGCGACCCTGAACTCGCTCGCCAGCTTCGTACTGACTTGTTCGCTCAACATACATCCTGCGGACTTTATATGGTAGCTGTAGAGGGTCCGGATTAGGGATCTCTTCAACTGTTATGGCTCCAAGTACATCATAGAAGTATGGAGCCTGAACTGCAAGCTGACCTTGGAGGTAGGGACGATATACACCATCCTGACCTTTTCGTGCCATAGCTGTTAGTATCACGGCCTCGAGAGGTTGTGTTGGGTGCATCGTGAGGTCACGAAGGTCACGAAGTAGTGCACCCATGTGACGAAGTAGCTCGCCCCACTGTTGCATCTTCATTTGCTCTGTGCCAGCGATGTTGTCCATGCACTTAACCTGCAACTCCGAGATGGAGTCAATGATTAGGGACTTGAACTGGTGCTTACCGCTCTGAAGCCATTGAAATGCCTTCATGACAGTTTCGTATTCGCGGACCTGGACCACTACAGTGTCCCAAGTTCCGTCGGCTATTGGTGGCTCCTCCTTCATCGGATCCCAATATTTGGCAGTAATTGGGAGGAATCGATGTCCACCCTCAACGTCCAACATGAGCCGAGGATAGGGGGACGTTACCGCAAAGGTTGATTTACCAACCTTTGATTCTCCATAGACCATTAAAGTCAGGGAGCGCTGTACGTCGTTAGACATTACTCATTTCCTTTTTTCTCGTTGTTGTAGTAACCGTAAGGGTCGGAGACCGCAAACGCATCGCTAAGTGCCGCCTCTGCGGCAGAGCCGTCATCAAAGAGCGGACAAGTAGCGAAGAATTGACACTTCCACTTGCAATCCTTAGTGGGTGTAGGATATGCATTTCTATAGTGACTACCGCCAGCATCCAGTGCTTCACGCACGTCCAGCATGTCGGTTAGTGTGCCTTCTAGTTGATCTAGAAAAGCACGGAGTGTAAACCTATTGTGTCGAACCTCAATTTGATCGTAGAAAGGGGCCTTGGCATATGCGCCACGCTTAACTTTACGTAGCATCGTAAAGATTGCTCCATCTGTACGCTCGCCTTCTACTTCCTGAGCTTCATCTAAAAGCATGTAAGTCTTGACTTGTTCGTTCATGTGTGCCATGGAACCGAAATCAGCAAAAGAGCCACCTACGGTCTTAAAGTCACGAATCATGCGAGCACCGTCAAGCTTTCGACGTACACGCATGTCAATCTTGCCCTGAAGGATGACTTTACCGTCAAGCATCGGACGCTCGAGGATCTCTTCTGTGGAAATCATTTCGAGTTCTGCGTCAATACCTTCTTGCTCAACCCACTCGAGGTACCCCTCAAGCATGATGCGACCTAATTCAGCTTCGCTTTCTAGTTTCGAGGTATCTCTATAGTCTTTTGTGAGAGTTTCCATGTCAACACGCACCAAATCACTGTGCGCCTCTAAAAGGTCTTGTCCAGTTGAGTAGTGTCGATCTAGAGCCTCGTGGATACGAGACCCAAGAGCCAGAGCTCCAGTAAAATCTTGCATCTTTGGTTTTAGGCGACGGTAATAAGTCAACCACCAACGTCTGCGGCAATCCTTAAATGTTTGAATCTCTGAGTTAGATATTCTAATTGGCTCATTTGTCATTTAGTGTTCTCAATTCCTTCAAGTAGCATTCTCTTCAGTTGCTCCTTATCCTTTACAATTTCTTCAAAGTTCTCGGCCTTTACGTCAAGAGCATCTATAACTCTCTCTTCAATAGAGCCTTCTGTGACATAATCTGTTATCAAAACAGAGTCATGGATTTCTGACCCAATCCTGTGAACACGATCTAGCGCTTGTTTATAGTCAACAAGTGACCACGGTCTCTGAAGCATAACAAGTCTTCTTGCTGCTGTCAAGGTAATTCCAACACCACCAGCTTGCGCAGTGAACAGGATCCATTTTGTCTTACCAGCCTGAAAATCGTCAACAGCTTGCTGGCGCTCCTCTTGTGACTGAGCACCAGTAATTAATCCGTGCCTTATCCCTTCCTTCTGCATACGCGCACTAAGGATTTCGATAAGTTGCCTAGAAACTGCACATACAGCAACAGAATCTTCGCCAAAGTCCTTATTGCTAATATCATCCATTAATGCGTCTACCTTGCAGGATGGGTCGGAGAGCAGAACCTTCTCCTTGCCAGACTCATCGACTGTGACACTTGCATACGCGCTTGCAAACTGCAGTAATCTTATTGTCTGTACGAGCGGATCAGGCGCGACAATAACGTCGCCAGTACTAGAGTCAATAGAACCATCTTTATCAATCATTGCAATCATGTTTTCGGACATTTGCCTATAAGCCTTCAGCTGTTTAGCATTCATCTCGACATCACGGCGATCTCTAAGCACAGCCGGGAGCCAGGGAAGAACTATAGTTTTCAGCATTCTTCTCATTCGAGGGTTTATGCTTGCATAAAACTCCTCTTCTTTCTCTGGCTTAAGCCCCAAGACCATCATCCCGCCGAAAGCATTTAGCATCGTGTTTACAAAGCGATCAATCCACTTAGTCTTACTAGGCCACTCACTGGGCTTTAACCAGTGCAAGATTGGCCAGAGGTCTACTACATCTTTTGCAATTGGTGTTCCAGTTAGTGCAAAACGTATTTCCGCGTCACCACTGGCAGCCCAAAGAGCTCTAGTCTGCTTTGACTTAGGATCTTTAGAGCGGTGAATCTCGTCGGCAACTATTGCCTTAAAATTCATACCATTTAATTCACGTTTGTGTACTTCGCAACGTGCCTCAGAGATTTTCGAATCGTGCCCACCGCAGTCTTGGCATCGTGCCAACGCAATCGATCCGTAACCCAGAAGCCGTGAGTGGGAGCGCAAAGACTCCCAGTTTATAACAAAAACTTGACTGGGCTCGTCAAATAATCCTCTACGCTTGCTAGCAGGTCCTTTTATTATCGTTACAGCCATCTCAGGCCACCAACGCTCAAACTCTCGCTTCCAGTTACTCTTTAGTGTATTTGGGCACACTATTAATATTGGAAAAACTTCTTCGCCTTGCTCACTTAGTTTCTTTAGAGCTCTAATTGCTTGAGCAGTCTTACCAAGACCCGGCTCGTCGGCCAGAAGCGCTTGTCTCGCACTTGCAAGAAATGCTACTCCAGCCTTCTGATGTGGAAACAAGTCTTCGTTATCTGAATCGTCGTAAGACTCAAGTTCTCTAAGACTATTTGTTGGTGCAATCCTCTGCTCAAGCTCATTCTTAGCCCAGCCTCCTAAAAGAGGCCCTATCTCGAGGTCATGCTTAAAAGTAGACCTAAGAGCAAGACACCCACCCCAGGACACGGGGATTCTCCAAATCTTTAGCTTGACATCCCAGCTGGCACCGGGCAGGGCTTTGCAAATCTCTTTATATCGATATTCAGCAAAGATGTTGATGTGCGTTAGCTCTGTGTTCAGCTCTACACTTATAGTCATCTTATTTCCGTTCTTTCTTGTGTGTATATACTACTTATATTATCAGAAAAAAACAACTTTGTAACTTATTTTCTTGATAAACAAATTATTCTTCTAATAATCTTATTGGTTTCCATCCAGTTTTGACCAATCTTAGTAGGCCATGTCTAATTGCATCAAGTGCGTGACCTTCACCACCCCTATGCCAGTATTCTAACTTTTTAAGGTTTTTATTGTCAAACATTGCTTTTGCATCCGCAGGCGATTGAAAGTAGATGTCATCAGCAGCCCTACCAGAGTCAAGTAGGCATTGTCTGAGTATGCCTATTTGCTCTAGGGAGTAGGGCGCTTGAGAGTTTCTGACAGTTTGAGCGTTTATCGTAAACCTCTCGCAAACAACCTCTGCAGCAGGGTGATCAAGTAAAGCGTCACGTAGCGGCTTGGCGTAGTCTTCCTGTTGTACTTCAATAGACCACTCTAAAACCGGCTCACCGCCCGTCTGGTGGCTAAATAGGGCTATACCAGTAGCTTTACCTGGATCAACTGCTAGAACGTGTCTAATCATTAGTATTTTGCTCCCCAGTGCTCTAGTGGACCGTCAGCATCAGCCGTGAGCTGCACTTCCCATCCTTCTGTTGTAGTCATGCATTCTTTAACTATTCTTTTAATTTCTTCTGCGTCAGCGCGAGGCGCGTTCAGCACTATTTCATCGTGTACGGGAACAATAAGTAGATGAGTTAGATCCGCTGCGTCCAACTTTACAAGGTTAGACTTAAAGACTTCTGCTGCGCCGCCTTGTATCATGTAATTCACAAGCGTATACACTCGGTCCTCGTCGCAGGGTAGTCGTCTACCAGTCCAAGTTTTTGCGTAACCCTGACCTTCGGAATGTAGTCGCCGCAGTCCGACAGCTTCAACTTTTTTCTGAAATAGGGTCATGCCCGGAAAGCGTCTATCAAAAGCGTTAGAGACAGTTCGCATTTGCTCTTCTGGCACGCCTGCGGTTAGAGCTTGTTTAGATATTCCGGCACCGTATAGACGCCCATAAATAACACCCTTAATTAGATTGCGTCGCTTGTCAGATTTTTGCATAGATGGGTCTTGGTAAATCTCTCGACCAATCTCAGTAAACGGATCAGATCCCGTAGCATCGGCGGTTTTGAAGAGGTTAATAAGATTTTCATCCTCAGAAAGAGATGCAAACATACGAAACTCGACTTGGTCAAGGTCCGAAGTTATAATTACGTGGTCGTCATCTTTGGGTAAGAATGCACGCCGAACAACGTCATCACCCTTGGGCAAAGTCTGAAGGGCCGGATTATTGATAGACATTCGACCAGTACGGGCGCCCATTGTCTTAATAGACGGGTGAACAAAGCCGTCTACATTGTCGTTTATAAAGTTTAAGAAGTAGGTACCAGCAATTTTGTCAGCTTTTCGCTGTTTTAACATAACATCAGCAAGGTTCTTAACTTCATCAGTTCCATTTATAGTAAAATACTTAAGTTGATCTTTAGATAAAGAAGCTTGACCGCTAGGGGTTCTTTCATTAATCTCTGCACCCATTCGATCCTGAAACAGCCGTGCCATCTGAGCATTGCTAGTGACAGAGGAGCCATAAGTGTCCTTAACCCAGTCCTTCACTGTTTCCGTATACGTGACAAGTTCATCATATTTCTTCTGAGAATAGTCAAGATCAACCCTGGCGCCGTTGAGCTCCATAGTGGTAACTATTCGTCTTGTATTCATCTCTAATTCGTAGGCATAGTGAAAAGCAGTTCCAGGCTTCACCTGCGGCCAGAACTCTGCGAACAATCTCATAGTCAGGATAGGGTCCATTGCTCCATAAGCCCAATATGGCTCGTATTCTATAGGAACAGTTCCCCAGGTCCAGCCGTTTTTGGCTAATCCGGCAGCAAGCTCATCTTGCAAGTAAGCGGCAAAAGGATCAATGTATCGAGCGGTTAAGGTTTTTAGTGCACCGGAGCCCAGAGGGTCCAACAATTGAGCCATAATCATGGTGTCGTGGGCCCGATGCCATGGAATCTTCCACTTAGAGTGAAGTTCAAAGAATTTTGCTTCAAAAGCAACATTGTGACAGACTATTAGGCCTTCGTATCTGGCCATTCCCTGATAGAAAGCGCCACGCCACTCATCCCAGGGTATTGACCAACCAATATCTGAATCGCCCACCTGAACAAGCCGTAATCTACCCTTCCAGGGAGATAGTGCATCGTTTCGATCCCTACCTGGTAGTTCACCAGTTTCGGTATCTATTGAAATAGCGTCGTAAGGTCGTTTTTGACCTAGCCAGGATAGAAAGCGATTAGCTTGATCTAAACTGTCCACTAGCTCAAATTGGACCCCTCTGAGTCCTGTCATTTTGTCTTTTCATTTTAGTTGATTACGGGATTACCTCAAAATTATATACAGAATTAATCTCTATGTCAACCTTAGATGCAGATTCTAATAATCTTTGTGCGACTCCAGTTAGATACTTTGCCCCATTTTGGTCATACTTGTATAGAGCGCTCAATACAGCATCGGGTTTATCGCTAACTTGAGCCCAAGTGCGATTTTTTTCAGGAAAAACTAGTACCGCACTCTCATCAGGGTTACACTCTTCGCAGGCAACGGCCTCTTCGTGCAGCTCAACCGCTGGCCCTTCTTGGAGGTTATATTTTTTCACTAAATGACAAGCGGCTCCATGGAACATTAGAGAAACGCCAACCCTAGATAAAACATAAGAGCCGTTCTCTGTCTTATAGAGCTTGAACTCGATCCATCTTAGAGAGTTGTACCTCTCCGAACTAGACTCCGCTACCAAGGTGCCATTAAACTGCAAAGTCCTGGATCCATCTCTCACTTCATGCATATGTCTTTAGTTTCCTTCTAGTGCTTCCAGCCTAGCCTCGAGTGCGTCGTTCTTTTCGGACAGTTCTTGAACTGCCTTAATGAGTGGAGCTATAAAGGCGTCATACTCGATACTTAGGTAAGTTGTGTTGTCTTCGCCCTCTTCGGGGTCACCGACAATCATTTCGTTAACGACGTTGTCGTTGTCGTCAAATAGAGGCTGCACTTCCTGCGCAATTAGGCCATAGCTAACCGGACCGTTTTCTTCAGTAATAAATTGAAACTTAACTGGGCGCAGTTGGTTTATAAGATCCAAGCTGTTTTCCAGCTCTATAACGTTTTCCTTTAGCCGTGCGTCAGATGCAGCCGGGCCGAAAAGACCTTGGGTCTCATAAGTTTGAGACCTGCCTACAGAGGAAGTAGTACCTAGCGATGAGAAGACCAATTGCCCGCATCTCCCCCCAGCGGTTACGTTAGAGCTAGTTCCAACTGTTCCCAGGCCTCCATTTATTTGCGTAGAGACCAGCCCTATAGAAATACCTGCAGACCCGGTTCCACTAAGGGTAAACACGCCAGCGTTAATGGCGGCCTGTATACGACCAACCTCAGCCCCGTTATCACCATACACCACGATAGAATTGCTAACCTGACTGATCAGAATTCGCTTTCCTGAGCGAGAAGTTTGGATACTCGTTCCAGTAATAGTTCCAGCTTTTATGTTATCTGCGTTTATGTTTGACACCGTCACCTTGCTGGCGTCAATTGTCCCTGTCGTTATCTTGCTACCACTAATTGTGGTACCAGCCGCAAGGATGTCTCTGCTACTGCCAAGCGCAATAAATGTGTTTGCTGCAACTATTGGGGTTACTATCCCATTTGGGCTAACAACGGTTTCGTTAATTGAACCAGCACCAGAACTATTAATTGCGTTGATAATGTCCTGTGTGCTTAGGCTATTGTCTGGGAGATTGTTAATGGCAGTTGTCAAATCTGAGGTTTTTGCGTAACCACTAATGTTAATACTGCCAGTTAAGCTAACAGCTCCTGTGTTTGCATCAATGTTTACGGTTTGAGCACCACCATTGTTGTATGCTCTTAGTCCATTTGTATCAAGGATAAGACCACTCTGATCCCCAAAGCCGCCAGCCACGTTCTGGCCTGTCTGAATCCCCAATCCTGTAATTAGTTGACCATTTAATGTCCCTATGTCTAGTAAATCAAACGTCACAACTTTGCTAACTTTAGCCGTAAAGGTTCCCTGCTGAGAGGCCTCTTTATTTCCGTAAATGTCCGTCAAAACAAACCGAACATAGTAAGCAGCACCATCAGTTAGGTCATTAGCATTAACCAGCAAGTACCCGCCAGGAATAGCAGAAAACTTACCGTAAAAAGAGCCTGCAGGAAAAGCCCCGTCTGTTATTGAAAAACCATTAATAGTAGAGAGATGGACTTCAACTTCGTAGGCATCTGATGGAGGAGTAGTGAAGTCTTGTTGTAGACCGTTCCATTCAAATCTGGGTGTTCCTAAATACTGGGTAATCTGTGGAGGGGTAGGAGCCTTAATCTCTTTTGCAGCAGGCACAGTGGCTACTGTAATCTCAGCTGGAGCAGATGGCAGCCCACCGCTATCTATAGCATAGACCCTAAAAGTAACGTTTTTAGGTACTTCGAAGCCGTCTTGAGTCCACTCACTATCATCGCCGGGAACTACTCCAGATTTATTCCACTTGTCGTAATCGGAATATCTATACCAAACGTCAAAGCCAAATAAGTCATCGAGAGGACCACCAGTAGCGTTTGTGGTTGGATTAGTCCATGTCAGAGTGACCGTAGCAACACCTGCTTGTATGCCATTGACACCACGAGTGCTAGTTTCAGCAGATAAGTTAGTGACGGGTGCTGGTGCTATCCCGTCGTCGCCAACATATGAGCTAAAGCTCACCCAGCGAAAATCTTTCCAAATATAGACAACATCGGAATCTCCGCTACTATCAATCCAGGTGGCACCTTCTCGGACATACTCATGAGCTACTGCGTATATGTATCTAATAATTGTGACAACAGGAGTTACACCAATGGGTTCTGCTAGCGGGCTGGAAATCTCGTACTCAACATACGTAGGCTCTACGGCCGTGAGCCTAAATAGACCGTCTATGCCAAAAATAATAGGGTTTTCAACCCCGAGCTCAACATATAGTATGTCATCGACTTTAAACTTATGGGCATCTGTGAGATTTATCCGCACAGTACTACCTGTTGCTTGGTAGCTAGCTATCCTAGCCCTAACCGAAAGAGATTTAGCACCAGAAAAGGAACCGGGAGCCGCGACATTAGTTTTGTACACCAACGAATGACTTAAGTTGCTTTCTTGTGCACTAGGAGTGTACTGCCAAGTTTTTCTACCCTCTTGATCCCAGTCGGGAGATCCTTCCCTGATAACTATAAAGCTATCTCCCGAAATCTCTAAACTAACCGAGCTCGTGCCATTTAGTCCACTGACCTGGAGTCTATCTTTTACACCCGCTCCAGTGTCGGACTCAAAAAACAACTCAACCTGAGAGCCCGACCCCGTTACCTTGTTCCCATAAAAGTATGCTTTATAAATTGGCTTATATTGGAATGGTGCACTGTCAGAGACAATGACGTCAATCGCATCCGCAGCTGTTTCTTGAATAAAGGCGGCTTGATTCGCACTAAGAAGGTCAATAGGCCTAAGTTCCAGGCCTTTCACTCTCCTATCGAGTGTGCTTAATAAGTTAGTTAGTTTTTTTCTACGACGCCTAATTGCCAATTTTATCCACCTCTGGTTCTGTAACTAGTTCAAGAGAAACTTCTTCAGGAAACGATGGGTTGTCCGGGATAGTTACCTCAAACGCATCTATCTTCCTAAGCAGTACCTGCCTATTTGTGCCATCTCTCAGTTCTATATAGCTTTGTAGACGCAAGTTGACAAAATCATCATTAATAATAACTGAGCACCAATCCCCCGGTTTATAGCTCCCCACCTCGGGAGTCAGTGATCCGTTTACTGAGATAGTGAAATTGCTAACAGGTGGTCTAGCTTCATCTAAGTATCTACTTGCGTAGATCTGCAGTAACGCTTCATCTGCTGATTCTACAGTTTCAGTCTGGTCTATAATTGGCCATCCTCTGCTCAGTAAGTCAACGTCCGCCGCTGCTGCATATGGCTGACTAGCATCACCACTGAGATCTGGGTCATTACCTTGTACCCAAAAGCGAGTTGCCGAATCTTCCGCGCTCTCTTCTAGAGATGCAGAACTGACGTTCCCTGGGTACTCAAACACATTAATATCGGCACCAAACGCACTAACGGGTGCGAGCTCTCCAACAGGCAGCTTGCCCTCGGGCAGCGTTGATAGGTATGTCGCGAGGCTTGGTGGTATTAGTGGTAGAAACTTAAATATTTTTTTAAACTTATTAGTAACTTCGTCAAACTCGCAATCGATACGGTACTCAAAGCCATTAGGTACGTTGGAGTATTCGTCTAGTATGTCTCCAATTGGTTTTAACTCATAACCGCGTATAGTGCTGTTCCTCTGCTTTTTGTCGCTAGAAGGAGTCCCTTCGAATTGTATCCCTAGCGTAGAATTGTTTGCATAAGATCCGTAGGTAGAGTAGGTTACTGCAGGGGATACGGTAGCTTCGGCATCCGCTGCGGCTGGGCTAAAGGCTATGATGTTGCCAGCAGATACAAACTGAAAGTTATTTGCTCCGGGAGTACCAACCGAACTGATTGTATGGAAGCCATCTACTGTAGGGTTTAGATTCTCAATATATACAATTGCACCGAGGTTAAAGTTATGAGCTGCTTCTGTCGTGACCGTAACTACAGAATTGAGCCTCTGCCAGAAAGCAAGTCCAGAAGATGAAGTTAGTGCTGATGCTACCGTTAGGTCAGGTCCCTGATTGTCATAACTAAAAGTACTGTCATTTAAAACTTCTTTAACTTTTGCCTCTAAAGTATTAAAACCATTTCCGGAGTCTGTGACTTCAATTTTTTGACCCACTACTAATTGATGCGGCTGTTTTAAGATTATGGAAGCAACGTTTCCTGACCGACTGTATAGCTCAATCTCATTGAAAAGATCGATGCCTGGCTCAATTGCGTCATTAGCAAAGCTAAGATCAAAAAAATCATTCTCTAGCTCTCCAAGAATGTAGCGCGCATATTCGTAAGTGTCCTGTCTAATTTCTACAGTCATTATAGCAGGTTCTACGATTTGATCCGGAATTGTCTTAGTGACGCCTTGACCGGTTACGTACTCAGCTGTGGTAGTGAAGCTATCAGTACCGTTGGTAGTGAGGACGCTGTAATATCCGTTATATTGACGCCTATCTGTACCCCAGTCTAAATACACTGGCTCGCCCACAATGAAAGCGTATTCCGTAAAATCTAGATTTATAGTAGCAACACCGGCAACTACCTCTGCGTTGCCGCTGAATGAATTTGAAAAGGTTTGCCAAAGCACCCTGTTGTATAGATAGCTGGTAAATTCAGATGCCGAAATCTCTAGGTTTTTTGATACGATGTCATATGTTCTCGACCATATAATTCCGCCCCAAACCGTGACACCGTTTCTGGTAACAAAAAGTGCTCTTGTACCGGGCAGAGTGTTTTCATAGAGACTTAGATTGTAAGTATCCTCTGTGATGGGTATGGATCCAGAAAAAGTCCCAGACTCCCGTAAGGATCGACTATAAGAGACGCCAACAAAGGGCACCTCGGCAAGCAAGGTATTGCTGACTAGGTCCACCACAAAATATCGGTAGTCTACTTGCGCAACTTGTCTCGTTTTTGTCATAATTGTCGTTTAGTCCTTAGAGTTAGCCTATCCAGCCTGACCTATACAATATTCTACAGCTTCCCGAACCGTTGTATGAGAGAGTATTGGGTCCTGGTTGTAGATATATCCAATCTAATAGGGTAGCCGTCTTATACCTACCACTAAGAACCGATTCACCCTCAATTAAGAGGACTTCTCGATTCATAGAATCAATTTCTAGAGTTTGACCGGACACAATAGAATCTACAATAGCTATGGAACCTCCGCCTACTCTAGATATGCGCACGGGGGATGCTGCAGAGGCACTAACTGGGCCAAAAAGCTCAAAGACTACAGGAACCGGAGTGTTGCCAAGGTTATTTACGGTGATCCCACCAGAGTTTAGACCCGCGGTTCGGAAGTTGTTTGCAGCTCCCTCCACCCACTCGTATTTTATGGGGTCCGCTGCTTTAAGTCCCACTGAAAAGTTAGTTCGGCCACGCGCAGAGATGGTTTCAATTTGCGGAGCACCACTCAATCTGACATATGCAGCTTTTGCGACTGGAGATTCGTTAACAATAAGCCAATCAGCGGTTCGCACTAGATTAGTTGCTCTAATGAGCTTGTCGCGAGCTGCTGCCACTTGTGATGGGTCCTGGGTCAAGAAAGATCCGGTCAGTGTTATATTCCTAGCTCCATAGCGTCCTACAGCATCGTAGTCTCCGTCCCCCCAACCACGTCTTAGGGATGGGAGTTCAGGCTCGGCCTGCTGCCACCAGCCCTCTAAATCTGTCATAACCCAAACTACGCCGTTCTCATCGATAGTGTTTAGCGTTAAGGATCCTATAGCTACGTCAGCAGCTAACTTGAGCCCAGTTATGTGTGGTGTTGGTAGAGGACTAAGCCCTAAGTTTACTTTTTTATTTTCGTTTTCTTGCGCAGCAGCATTTGTTGTTGAATCATAATATTCATACATCAGAAGGCACCCTTTCTAACTTTGAAAGCAATTCTACGGGAAACTTCTTCAGCCAGTTCTTTAGCGTCCATGCCTGGAGTGGCGTATACATTAATTGTGTTAACTACACTTGGTTTATTGCTACTATTTTCAGCACCTGACAACACTTGGATAAGAGCTCTATCACGACGAGAGAGCCCACTAGGATCTAGTGGCTCAATGCGCTCTGGTCGCCCCGCCTCAGCCACAGTTACTATTTGACCACCGGATTGAGGTAGCACAACACCACCCTTAGCCAAGCGAGGGAGTTGAATTTCGGAAAGCAACGGCAAGTTGAAGCCTAGCTTGTTACCACCAATTAGTGGAACCCAATCTGGAACCTCAAACTGTATCTCGTTTATCTTAGAGATAATAAAGTTGAGCCCCTTAATCCAGAAATTCACGAATCCTTCTGCAAAACCGATTAGGTTGTTGATCACGTCTTTGAAAAAGGTTTTAATATTATTGAATACGGTCTCAAAGAAGCCACCTATATTGCCAACTGCATCTTGGAAGAAGCCCACGAAGCCATCCCAAAAGAGCTTTAGATTCTCTACTGTTCTCCCAAAGCTCTCGGAAATACTTTCGCCGAGTCCAGTAAAGAAGGCACCAATGTTCCCTATGAGACCGGAGATGAAGTCGACAAAACCTTGCCAGATTTTTTTGCCAATCTCTGTCTGACTAAAGAAATAAACCAGGGCAGCTATTACTAAAGCGATTACAGTAATAATTGCGCCAAGAGGGTTAGTAGCGAATGCAACCCTAATTGCTGTACCGATACCTATAAGTATGGTTTTGATAAGTGTAAAAAGGCCCATAAAGACCCCTTTTATAAATGTACCAATTCCACCAAAGAATTTACCTAGTTTTATACCGTCTACTCCAATTAGGCTAAGACCTTTTCTTAGTAAGAGAATTGGTGTGGCAAGAGTGAAGAGTACGCCAATAATCGGCAATAATACGTAGTTCAACAGTAATGTACCAGCGAGAGAGATAGCGTTAAAAATCTGGAGAACAGGGAACAATGCTCCAATAAAGTCCTGAGCTTGTTTAGTTTCTAGGACATCTTTAATAGTCCCAGCAATTAGGTTAAGAGTGTCAAAAAAGGACGTCAGTGCCCCGTCAGCAGTTAATGCATTTCCTATACCAACAAGGTTCTCAATTAGCTCCAGGAGCCCAGGGAGGCCTTCTAAGAAGCTGTTAAACAATGTTCCAAACTGAGGGCCTAAATCACGTAGTCCTTGTAAGAAGGCACCAATCTCAGGCCTAGCACCAAGCTCAAGTATGAAGCCTAGGATATCCCCAATTATTTGAAGAAGAATAATTCCATTATCAGTAGCACCAGCAAGTGTCTTCTTAAACTCTTCATTCTCGCCAAGTCCAGCAAAACCCGTACCAACAGTCTCTAGCCAGGTTAGTAGAGCTCCAGCAGCTCCGCTAGACGTGGCAGCAGTACCAAGAGCACCAAATCCAGAAAGAAATAAACCAAGAATGCCTACTAGTTGCTTGAGTATTGCATACGAGTCACCAAATGTTTTTGTTAAGTCCCCGTTCTCATTTAGACCCTTTAGATTAGCCAGAGAACCAGAAGTCCCCTTCTCTAGGTCCCCGAATAACGCAGTTATTACAGGCTGAGCCGCAACTAGAAGTTGTAAGAATATCCCAAAGACGTTACCAAGCACTGCTCCTAGTGTCTCGATGCTCCCACCTTCGGCTGACATCATTTCTAGGATGTCTATTACCGCTTGTCCACCACCGTTGTCTAGAATTCCGTTAAAGAAACTCTGGCCAGCACGCCCTAGGGCTAAACCAAAGTTGTCAATAGCAGTTTCAAAGTCTTCAGTACGAAGAAGTTCCGTCTCTACTCTCTTAAAGCCAGAAATCAGGGATGGGATAAACCCTTTAGAAATTCTATTTTCTAATTCATCAAATAGCGGCTTTAAAGAAATTAAGTACTGAGCAAAAGCCTTTTGACTTGCATTCAGGCCGGCGAAAGGATCGTCTCCGCCTATGCTGGAGGGTACTACCCCATCTTTTTGCTGCTTCTGTAGGTCAGCAGCATTGTCTTTCGCCCTACGGAAAGCTAGCTCTGCTTCTTCATACCCTAGCTGGGCTTCGCGGCGAGCGCGAGAATTTGGCGGAAGGTCCTGAACTCGTATTAAATTCTCCCGGGCAACTTCCAGATTGAGCGCAGCTCGAGACTCTGCGTTAGCTGCCGCCTCAGCGTCGAAGCCTAGTTGTTGAAGCTCTTCGCGTATTACAGCAATTGACTTACCAAGAGCCCCGTTTTGTTTCGTAGCTTTAGATACTGCAGCACCAATACCACTTAGGCCAATTTTGGCACCAATAGCCGCAATACCGAGTGTTACAAACCCTCCAGCAACCACCCCAAGAGCCGGCCCCGCTGCGGCGAGAACTCCAACCAATGTAACTAGTACTCCGCCAAGCGCACCAACAGCGCCTACAACTCCTATAATGGCAGGGGAGAGGAAGTTGCTTATTCGTACTAAACTCTGCAACCTCTCCCTGGCTGCACGAGCAGGGCCCTCGATGGATTTAAATCCAGATCCAAGTTTTTTGAATACTCCGCCTTGCTCAGCGTTAAAAGCACTTACAAAAGACTTACCAACAGAACCTCCGGCGCTTCGAGCACTTGTCGAAACGCCGGTAAGGTCCTTCTTTAACTGTTGCGCAGCGCCAGCAGTGATAAACCGCACTAAGACTGATGCGCTACCTACAACTGCCATGATTTGCCTTTATGCCTTATCCACCGATAGGGGGGTCTAGTAGTGCACCAAATGGTGCTAGTGATTCACCCTTAACGTCAGTTGCAGGGGTGAAGCCTTTGCTTATGTACTTTGTTGTAGCCGGGTCCTGGAAGCCTAGATCTTCGTGATCATTAATATACTGACGACCACCAGAGCCGGCACTAGAACCAGAGCTATCTACTGCATAGTTGTATGGCATTCCATACAATTCATAAAGCCCAGTGCGCATCTTAGACACAGATTCGGCCTCTTCCCCACTTTGGTAGTGGGTATCCTCTTCAAAGAAGTAGTGCAAAACGTCGCACATATCTTCTCCGTTCATTTCCTTGAGGTCTATTTTCATTGTTAGGGCTTTTCCATTTACGTAGTGCCAAAGATCTACTGCCCAGGTTAGGAGACCTTTGGCTGCTCTTCCGGGCGTGCTGTCAACTGACCAGTTATCCAGCCAACAATCTCTCCAAGAGCCTCTACGGTTACAATTTTATCCTTGCTATCGAGCAAGGCATCAAAGCGTTCATAGCTCTCTGAAATAAGAACATCCTTAAAGAATCCAGTAATCATCGCTGCTTGCTCTGCGGGATCCTCGCTTGCTACTTTAGCTGTTAGGTTTAGAAGAACTTTTCCTTGAATAGCTTTAACGCACTCAAACTCTTCCCCATGCAACTTAAACTTGGGGGATTCTTTTTCTCCTACAAAATCGCTACCAAAATCTTTCATTTCAGCCATCTCTGCATCTCTTTTCTATAGTCATTTATTGATAAAGGTACGTTAATACCTGTATCTATTCTACCGTAAGTGCTAGATAACTATTTTTGGCTTAACGAAGTATTTGAGCTGCCGCGTGAGGTACTTATTTGGCCTGTTCCCGGGGTGAAAAACACTGCTTGTATATATCATTCTTCCATTTTTAGAGAACTTTAAGTTCTTTCCGGAAGATGCAGTAATTATGTGAGGCTTTGTACCTTCGTGATGCGCGTAAGCGTAGCTTTTATCTGAGCCAATTACCACATACTGACCAGTGGAGTTACCTAGGTGTCTTTTGTATATAGAGGACCTTAATGCGCCCGTTTTTACTCCCACACTTTTTCTTGCCTGCATCTGCGCCAGTACCGCTCGCTTCTCCACTTCGCGCCACAGAGGGCCTGCTGGAGTATTCAGGAAAGTTTTGAGGGCGCTCTTATAAACGTTGACTTTAGTAATGGTATAAGTTGTAGTTATGCCACCGGTTACGCCGCGACCTCGACCTGCATTTTTAAAAGCTCTAGCAGCTTTACCTATAGCATAAGTTCCCCAGGAGTCTGGTAAGCCTCTTGGCATATGGTTCCCCTTACGGTATTGTCATTGTCAACGTCATGTTGACAAGTTGAAAGCCACCTTCTGGTGGACTAACGTCTAGACTGACTACTATGCCCGGTCCATAGCCGCCTGTTTCATCCCACATGTCAAACTTCCTGGCTGACTCAAGGAGTACCCAAGAATCGATTGCAGACTTACCCGAGTACTCTTGAATTTTTTCAGCAGATGGGGGCCTACCATTGACACCGACAGTCGGGACCTCGCGCGCAATAGAGATGCCAACAGTGGCACTCCTTGGTACGTAGCAACGCTGAGGTTGCCCAACCTCTTCACCGGGAGTTCCTAGGAATGCCTCTATAAAGTAGACAACAAGTTGATCACAATCAATAGCCGGCTGACCCATGGTCCAGTAGCGACGACTAGGTAGCTCAACATTGTACTCCGCAAAAGCTGCCTCAATCCGAGGGACTATTCCGTCCAGCATGTTTTTCAGATTGAGAGCACCTTCGGCAACTCCTGATTGGTCAATTATCATGTGTTACTCCTCAGTTGAGGTCTCCTGTACAGGGGACTCTTCTAATTCTACTTCTACTTCTACTTCTACTTCTACTTCTACTTCCGGAACTTTTTTAACAGCCTTAGGGGCGGTTTTTGGCTGCGGAGCACCTAGCATGTCTTGGGCACGGAAGTTAGTTTGAGCTGACATAATATCTTCTTTCTTAATACATCTTGATCTGGAGGTTTCCAGATGCAAGTTCTTCTACCGAGCCTTCGGCAGTTGACCAGAGTTCCCAGGTCCCCGGGTCAACCATGCCAAGAGCGGCATTGGCTTTCGCATACGGGATGGTGAACGAAACTGTCAGCAAGGACTCGTCTGCACTGATATCGGAAGAATCCAATATAACGGATTTGGAGCCTCCGTAATTTCTCAACCTCACTTCTAGTGAGGGGTTGGGGAACAGAGGAGATAGATCAAAGATAGGCGATGAATCCCAAGTAACAGTGGACCCGATACTAGATACAAGATCATAATCTGAGTTCCTGGGAAGTTCTACTGTTTTTGGTGTGTACCTGCGAGCTCTTGGAGCATCTACAGAAAATACTTTTGCTTTTCGGCGAGCATTATCCGGGTTTACTACTTTTAGGAATAAATCAATCTCATATACTCCGGTACGCAGCTCATCAATAAACTCTTGGTTATCTAGGATTGTGTAAGACACTCCCTGACGTGACACAGACGTAACGCGCTGAGGCAGTTCACAATCTTCATCACCAGACCACAAGCGAGCAAACTCAATGGCCAATTTACGAGCTGCCATTTTGCCTGCTACGGGGACGGGAATTCCATAAGAATAAGTGATTTCAGTATTGCAAGGAGTCCAAGGAGTTCCCGCACTGACGTGAATAGTTGAATGATCTACTAGGTAATAGTTACTAGGATCAATAATGGTTCCCTGGCTGTTTCGCATTGAATGTATCTTAGTAACTGGACGACCGCGAAGTTTTATTCTAGAGTCAGCAGACATTCCATCTGCAGTCAGCTCGGAGTACTCATCGTAGTCACTAGAGGGAATGTTGTAGACACTTCCACCAAAAAGCACTGCACTATTAGTGTTTTTAGAAGGCCCCATGCGGTTGTTTCTAAGAGTGCAGGTATACCTCTCCGTAACAATTGTGACACCAGTATATTTTCTGCCCGACATGGCCCAAAGCAAGTTAGACGCAACCTGCACCGCCTCATCGGCATACTCGGTGAAGCCGTAGTTTCCCAGCTCTTCAGTTGTTATCCATAAATTACTAGCCATGATGTCCTTCTAAGTAAAACGGGCAATGCATCCAGTATCTAGGATACCAAGAGACGCATCGCCCGTTTAGCTACTTAACTTTCGCTTAGTCCTCGTTTGAACGAATTACGTTGTCTACAGTTACATCAGCATTGAAGTTGATGTTACCTGGGACGTTGTACTGACCTTCGGAAGTTGATGTTGGTGAGAACACCAAAGCAGTAGGTGCAGTTACGGTGGTTACGCCAGCATCTGCAGCAACCTTAGCGTAAGAGATTGTCTTGGCAGTTACGTTAGTCAGTGTGTATGTACCGTTGTAGGTCAAATCAATTCCCTCAACATTGACAGTTTCGCCAACCGTAAATCCATGAGTGTCCTCAAGTGTAAGGATTGCCTTGTTAGAGAGGATCTCTTTCTTAGTTACATTGAACTTGGCACTTGTATCTAGGTTAGTGATCTCAGTGTAGCCACCAGACACGCTGTCCCAGGTAAAGAACCCGGACAGGCCAGTTGGGGCCCAGTCAGCACGCGAGTAGCTGTATGGACGCTCTGCAGCAACTGGGAACTCCCAGCGGCCGTCGGGTCCAGACATAAAGGTGGCATTTCCTAGCCCGTAGCCTTCGAAAGTAGTGGCAAGCATGCCGTTTTCAATAACACGGTCACCTGATAGACGTAGTTTTGCATATGGGAATACCCAGTGGAAGTAGGGAAGAACATTAGCCTTCTTGCCTTCCTTTACAGCATGAGACCAGGCTTCAATTGCAACACCGTTACCAGCTGGGTCGTCGCCGACACCAGGTGATGCGTAACCAATTGACTTATTGGCTCCGTTCACGTTCTTACGTAGCAACAGTCCACCAGAGATAAGAGCAGATAGCTCAGAGTCTGGCTCGCAGATAGCAAGTTCCATAGTGATTCGCTTTAGAGTGTCCGGAGCCTTGTAAGTCACGCAAACAACGCCATTAGCGTTCTTTTCGGTGATCTCGTCGCCTTCTTCATACTCTGGGGTGAACGAGGCACGCATGAAGCCGCTAGTTACATAGCTGTCTCCAGGGCCGTTTAGCAGGTTGCCAGCTGAATCTAGGCGAGTGACACGGACTGACACACCTTGAATGCTGGCTGCATATTCTTGAGTAGCCATTTAGCTATTCTCCTTATTTCTTGATTAAGCTGTTAGATCAACTCTGACAGCTAGGTGGATGGATGTGTCAAAGTAAACTGCCGCTGGGCGGATTGCCTTGATACGCATGTCATTTGCATTACCCGACACGTCATAAGCTTGCGCTAGATTGTCGTTTACGACGTCGACGTCACCAAGGTATACCTTGACAGCGCCTGTGCCATAAATCCATTTGTTGATGCCTGATGCAGCAGCACCAGTTGCACCTGTTGGGCCATTACCTGAATAGCCTGCACCCACAACTACAGGGGTGCCAAGCCTAGTGACAAGAGTTCCGTCTTTTGACGTCTCTAATCTATTATTTAGAAGCGAAGCTACATCGCTGGTCATGTGGATTACTCCAAGCTCACCGGCATTTGAAGCAACCGCCATTGAGCGCTCTAGTTCAGCAAGGGCTAAAATAGCACCAAGTGCAGTTCCACTGTTAACTAAAGCAGTTCCGGCATCAGATAGGGCTTTATTGTCGTGCGACTCTCCTTTACGGATAGCACCGTCCCAAAGTTCTGCCTCTATGGACTTCTGGCTCATGCCTTCGATCTGACGAGACAGTCTAGCAATTCTGTCAATAGCGTTGAAACTTAGTCCCGAGCGCGTCTCGGTCAATTCGATAAAAAACGGCTTGATGTCATCGTAGTAGTTGATAACTCCGCCGGCAACTACAGATCCGCTGGTGCTGTCTGTGTCATCCCAGTTTTTGAGCTCCTGTACGGTGGTTTCCCATTCTTGGGCAAAACCTCGGACCCACTGGTCCTCTCCTGGAGCGTTCTCTGGCTCAACAACAGCAAGTAGACCAAAGGCGGATGGCACGATTGCGGGTGCCGATACTACGCCTGTCTTAGTGAAAGCCATTTCATTCCTTACTTAAGAACTTAAAATTTAGGGGGTGGGAGCCCCCCGAGCCTAAGCCCGGGGAGCCACCCTATTCAATTACTTTTTAGAGCTCGATTGCAGCTGCAGCAGCGCCACCAGTGGTGTCGCGTAGGGCAGCGGCTACACCGTTGACCGAGATGGTTGAAGTTACCTTTAGAGATTCGATGCCAACCTTGGCAACGTTCTCGAAGGTCTCAACGAACATCTTGTAGTCGTTGGTGCCGACCAGGCTGGAGTCGCGGATGATTCCGAGGTCCAGGGTACCTCCGTCTAGGAACAAGAATGTTCCTTCGGCGAATAGGTACCAGTCGAAGCTGTCTGCGAACTCGGTCATAACGCCCGTAGCCTGTGCGCCAAAAGCGCCTGCATCAAGAGATGCAATTAGGTCGACGTTTGCACCGGCTAGGTAACCGTTGATCTCGGACTGGCCGACACCTAGGGTTCCGTCGCCTGGCATTGACAGAGTCAAGTCAGCGGACATTGCGTCATACACCCAAGCTGGGACGATTGCCTTTAGGCGAGCGTCTGGCGATAGGCGGTGACGGCTACGGTAACCAGCTGCTGCACGGCGGATCTGGACTAGGAAGTCGCGACCAAAGCCGATTAGTGAGGTGGTAGTGATAGAGGTTGATGCTGCACCAATAGCGGACAGCAAGTTAACCTCTGCCTCGCGTGCGTGCTGAGTTAGACCAAGCTCGTTGTGACGAGCGATCAACTCTGGGTACGCGCGAGTCATTAGGTTACCGAACTGCATCTGTAGAGTTACAGCGTCAGTTGATACTACGTTTTCTCCAGCAGCAACAACGGTAAGGCTAGCTTTTGTTGCGCCACCTGGGGTAGCGTCAGTAGCAGCAGTCCATACACCAACAGCATCTGCGTGAGCAGACAGGATTGGAGGAGTTACGAAGCGAACGCCACCACGGTCAGCCTGGAACGCAGGAAGTGCGTCACGAACTGGACGTGCGGTGGTGCCACCAATGCTGTAGACCTCATAGCGGACTTCGGCTGGGGCAGCGTGTCCACCAGAAGCAATAAGTGCTTCTGAGGAAGTTACAGCCTCAATCTTTGCAGCGTTCTCTAGAGGGTCTGAGGACAATATGCGGTCTTCTGCGTACTGTGTGGTGAAAGATGCAACAATGTGCTGCTCTCCGTCGCCACCGTTTACACGGCGAAGAGAGTGAAGTCTCTTTTCCATGGCCTGAGCAACATCAGACATGCTATTAATAGTGCTTCCCGCGGTGTATCCAGGAATGTCAGCGCCAGCAGTGATTGCCACTGGAGCCTCTGTTACCCGAACTACTGGTTGACGGTCGGCTGGGGCCTCGAAAGGCTGTTCAGCTGCAGCGGTCACTGCCTGCTCCTTCTGCTCTTCTACGAGAGCTGTTGATGTTTCAATAATTTCTTCTGACGAAAGCTCTGCTTCTTCTACCACTTCGGCAACTGCTTCTGCAGTCTCCTCTGTAGATAGTTCGGCGGATTCTTCGGTTGGGGTTGATAGTTCAGAACCGTCTACCTGATTAGTTGATGCTTCGATTGTGGCGTCCTCGACAACCTCGATAACCTCTTCGGTAACAACTTCTCCCTCAGCAGAGAACTCTGCTTCGGTATCGGTTGTAGCTTCAGTGATTTCTTCGATGGCAGCCTCAGTCTCGACTGAAGTCTCTGCGACAGCTTCTTCAACTACAACTTCTGCTACCTCTTCGGTAGAAAGTTCAGTTTCGGTTGTAGTCTCTTCGACAACGGCGTCTCCTGCAGCCTCGAGGGAGGTCTCGTCAGAAGCGGATGCCTTAATTGACATCTCTTCTTCTTCCTCTTCCTTTTCCTCTTCTTCGGCTGGCATTTCCTCTGCCTCTACCTCGGTCTCAGGGGTTACCTCTTCTGGAGTTTCTTCCATAGGGGCTTCCTCTACCATAGGCTCATCTTCGGTCATGGCCATTTCCTCTCCGACGTCCTCTGCTCCACCCTTGACACGGGCAGTAGCTTCAGCAGCACGGGCTGCAAGTTCTGCAGTCTGAGCTTCGCGGTTTGATAGTTCTCCGCGTACCATGTCTAGAGAGTCAGCTAGTAACGTCATAGCATCAACTGTCTCAGGAGTCGGGTCTTCACCCTCAACCATTTCAAACTGCGAGATGATGTCTGCTTGTAGCTCTGCGACTTGTTCGTCACCAAGCTCAGAAATTGCATCTAGCTGAGTCTTTATCTGGTCGTACACTGTACCTCCTAGGCCAGTTATTTTTGGATGTCTAGCATCCTTGATTACAGTCAAGGCCGAGGGACTCTGCGTAAAAACGAAAGGCGCTCCACCTAGGGATAATTTTACCCTACTTTTTAGGTAAGGAGTCGGAGCAACTTGCTCATCTCAGATTGAACTTCACCCTGAGAGTACAGATCTGCACCCGACATGAAGGATTTCAAACTTTGCGTAGCAATATTTGCATCCTCTTTACCGATTTTTGCCTCGACTCGGGTAATCATTTTCTTGATTAAATCCTTTAGTCCAGACGGTAGATCGCTAAACTTTAATTTCTCTGCATCCTTGCCAAAAGGGAGAGGTAGGTTGGAAATCACAGTGCCTAGCTCTGCGGCGGTTGCGCGAACATTCTCTAGAGCTTCTGGATTTAAAGCTTTTGAGTCAATTCGGTCGATCATGCCGATCAGCTCGCCGCTTGCGTCCGCAGAAGCCCGATAGTCACCAGCAAAGTCTAGGTTTTCAGCATCTTCAGCTTTTTTCAATGCTTTTGCCAGACCTGCAACACCTAAGTTCTGTTTTAGGCGAGCTAGAACTGTGCGGTACTTACCTTTTGCGTCACGTGGCTGGTTTACACCAGAAACGTATTTAGGCTTACCGTCCTCATCTAGATCCTCAATGTCCGCCTTACCAGATTTGACTGCTTTAGCTGCTTCAATCTCTTCTTCGGTTTGCTTGTCGGCTTCAGACTTTGCGTCTTTTAGCTTCTTTAGCTCAGTTTCAGAGATTTCATCTTTCGGGACAGCAGCCACCACTGTTTCAACAGGTAAGTCGCAACCACAATCAGAATTTGCTGCGGCAGTGATTGATCTACGCATTAAGTCAACCTTGTCGGCTGCTTCCGTAGAGTTTGCATAAGCCCATTCCTGAGGAATCATACTAAATCCCTTTAATTGACGAGCACGCTTGGTTATGTGCTTACGCACTGCGGATTTCTCAGAGTCTTTTGCTCTTCCGTACGCTTTAATGGAGTTTTGTAAATCAGAAGTGTCACGAATGGGGTAAGAGCCATCTTTCATGGCGTAGCCCTTTTCTGCTAACTCCATCCTTAGATCACTTGGGATCTTAGCCAGCTCTGATATTGCAGCAGCAATTAGTGATTTTTCCTTCATCAGGGTAGCGCTAGCGGTTATTGCCTCTAGATTGGCCTCGCGAAGAGATTTCTTGGCAGCTCTTACTCTCATCTTTAGGTCTGGAGCAGTAGCGGCGAGCTGACCTAGAGTGTTTGCTTTCTGAGATAACGTCTGAACTGCTTGGCTTTTTAGTACTGCCATATGGCTAGCTCCAGCGGCAACAAGCGCGAATATTTTGCCGGATGCAATCATTGCACGTGCAGTAGGGAATCCAGGAACGTTAACTTGACAAACAGCAACCAGTTCTAAGGACCCATTAATTGGACGCCAGTCCCCAGAAGGTGCTGAGGCGCGAAGTGCTCGTATCTGCATTTCATCAGCGTCTGGACGCAAGCAGCCAGATACCCAAATACCAAACTGATCCTCGCCAGCGTGCACATCTGCAATAGCTGAGGCGGTGTCGTCGTAATGTCTGGCAGCAGATGAAGCGTCCGCATTTAGTGGAGCATGGCCACCAGCAAGGGTTAGTTGACCAACGGTGACATCAGTGCCCTCGGCAGTATTGACTACTCCAGTGTTGAAGTATGCGTACTTGCTACGAGATCGAGGAGGCTTAGTTGAGCGTGGCAGTCCAATGTGGCTAATGTGCCACGCGGCTATGTGTCCGTAGACACGACCGTCTTTATCTATAGTTAGTGGCGTTGGCTTGAGAAGTTTCTGGTCAGCAAACCATTGGGCAGGTGGTGCCATTGGAATCTCGGATTCCAGGTACCCAGAAGCCATGATTGGTTCAAGGTCGCAAAAACCGTCAATGCATTCTTCATATATGCCATCTTTAGGGGTCACTTCGTACTCCTGCTCCCCTTGTTCTTGCAATGATATGCTGCACTCCTGAAATGCAGGCTTAGCTACAATTGTAGCAGCCATAATACGGGCCTTGTTTATGGTCAATTTATCCTTGCCCATAACTTCGCCATCTTCAGAGTTTTCAGTCTTTGGGCTCTTGTTTTCTTGTGCCTCAAATTGATCTAAATCCACGGAGACTCCACGCAAGAAACCATATCTAACTAATCTCTCTGCCTCGCGACCGTAAGGGCCGGAATCAAAAACACCACGAGCGTTTCCAACACCTCCCTCAATCCTTTCAACGTAGTCAATTCGACCTACAACTACGGATCCATCGTGACCTGCACCAGTTTTAATCTGCCAAAGAAGCGGGATCGGTAAGTCACGTACGCTTATCGAGCCTTTTTTAAATTTTCTACCATCACCAGATTCGGCTTCTTCAGGCACAATCAGAGGTATGTAGAATTCAGCCCCGGACTTACCATAGGAAGCATCAGCGATTAGAGCAACCTTTTCACGCGCATCGGATGCTATTGCTGCTAGACGAGACTTTTCAAAGACTGCTGAATCAAATTCTTTCTCAGTTGCAAATAGAGAAGTAGAAGCTTTTAAGCCCTTTCTCTTTCCAACATTTTTTTCGCTTCCAGTGTAGACACCAGTTACTTCCTTGTGGCGAAGTTGGCAGTAGCCCTTCGCGCGTGGGCCCATGTATTTAGAGAGCTGGCGAACACAGCGAGTCCAATCACCGGGAGTGTTCCAACGGATTTTTGCTGCGCCCTTGCCCTTAGTCCAGTAGCGACGAAGTGCATCTGCATTACCACGGTTACGGTCAGCACCACCAGCTGAGAGCAACGGCTCCACTACTCTTTCCCAGAAAATGGAGAATTCGTATGCGGATGCCTGCATAGGTGAAGCCTCGTCAGCTTGCTTAAGTACATCGTCTAGAACTTTTTTATCATCAAGCTCGACTACGGGAGGTGGTGTTGATGATTTTAAGTCCATTAGAAGCTGTTCACTTCTCTGCCACTTGCCCTCTTTGCGCTCGTATATTTCCGGCTGCGTAGAGCTTGTTGCTGCAGGAACAATTGCAATCAAATCCATTACCGCACCCTTGTCGTCAGGAGACACGATCGCTAAGTATTTAGCAGTGACGTCCGATTCCGACGGGTCGTTAATCTGATCTACGTCACCAGTGGCGGCGGCGTTTATACCGTGACGTTCTTTAACTAATTTCTTGTCATATGCCTTTAAACCCTTAGGCTTGTCATCATAAGTTTTATAAGACTTACGCATTTTTGCTACATATGATGGAAAATCATTAATAATGGAATTAATATCTTTATCACTCAAAACTGGCAGTGTCCCGGGTAGACGAGCAATTGGAGAGTTTCTTGGGGTCCTGGGCTCGGCAACGATACCGCTGAGGTCTAAGGGAGCGATGTTTTTTGGAACTGGCATCGGCCCCTCAACGGAGTCTTCACCTTGCGTGAATTTAGAGTCCACGGAAATATCTTTTCCGCTGTCAAGTTTTACCTTAACTTTTCCCATCGCGTAATCAATCCCGGTAATTACTCCAGAACCTCGCTCTGTGTCTCCGCCAACAACAGTTCGCGAGCCGACCTTAACAAAAAGCCCACTAGCGTCTCTCGGCTGAGTTTTGGCTAGATTAGATCTTTCTTCAGGAGTAAAGTCACCGTCTTTATCTGTAGGGGAATCTGTGGTCCCGGCAGCAGTAATAACCCTGTCGATCATTACAAAGTCTTCTTCCATAAGACCATCGGCTACAAGCCTGGTTTCTTCTGGGTCTATCTCATCTAATCTAACCGGCTGATTAGGTCTAGCCTGTAGAAAGGCTGAAATAATTACCGCAGCAGAGGGGTCTATTATTACATGGTCGAACTCGGAAGTTTCAATATCAGCATCTAAAGCTCGGTCGTATGAATAAACATCACCATCAACGTGGCCCATGTCGTCCCAGCCGCAGTCGTCCCAGACGGATACCATTCCATCAACATCAATTTTATATAGACGATCTATACCAGAATTGTCTAGACGTATACGAACCATGAATTCTGGCCCAAGGAATAGGTCTAATTCGTGGGCTTGCTTAAACGCACTGAGGTCAGGCTCATAGTGGGGCGTTTCTCTGTAATCGGATTCGCCATGAGATAGATCATATCCACCTGCAGCGATGGCTCTTTTGTTTTCACGCTCTACAATTGCAGAAGCCCATCTCTGCCCGGCGTCCCCACCCCAAAGTGCCCAAGCAATACGGCCGTTAGATGGGAATCCATCTTCTCCGCGCTCATAGCCTTTTGCGTTCTTGTCAACCTCATGACGAGGAAAGTATTTAGCAATGTGACGAATTTTTTCGATACCAATTTGACCACCCTTTGAAAGAGTACGCGCGCTATTAATTCCTACCGGTGTGCCACCTCGCTTGGCCTCCTTGCGCCAGTTTAAAGCCTTTTTAGCTTCATTCTGAACGCCGCCAGGGATAGTGTACATACGATTAGTGCTCATCATACTCCGTTATTAAGATGGGGTCACTTCAGAGGGGTCAACCGATTCACCGGCCGAAATTACTCTGCTAAACCCTGAGATGTCGTCTACAGAGAGGTCTTCGCCACGTCCCCAGGCTTGGATTACTACTGGGTTCCACTCTTCATCGTCGTCTGGGTCAGAATCTTCTGCAAGAAGAATGTCAGTATCCCAGTCAAAAGCGTAGACCGTATATTTTTCAGGAGAGGTGATGTAACCGTTCAGAGGCTCTTCTGCACGAGAGGCTATCTCCCAGTCTTCCCCCTTAATTCGGCCCATTATGCCAAACATGCTAAACATGTAGATTCCATCTACTTGCTCGGTTTCCTTGTCTACGTAGAAGTAGATCGTAGGGTCGCCAGAAAGTTCGAATTGCTCTTCAGCCATTTTGATCCTAATCTTTTTCTATAGCTAGTTGGATCTAGCTATAATCTTATCATATATTACCAACTATTTGTCTAGTGGCTCTTCTAAGTACCTAGATAGTGCGTAAGGGATATAAGATTTGTCAGCTCTCGCAAGCTCTGTTATCTGATCTAAGGTCAGATCATCTAAGTTTACTAACTCTTCGACAGGTCCGTCTTCAGTGTCGATAGTAATTGGTAGCACTGTAACCGCTTTTTTCTTCATCATTTAAGTATACCCTGAGATTTCATGAATGCTTTCCACCCCTGGGGAGAATCACCGGTTAGGAGGTACTGCGAAAACGAGTCGGAAAAGTGCTCTTTAGGGCTTGTTGTTCCGTAATCCGAGACAAATTGCTTGAACACGCTGTAGTACTCGCCAAGACTACTGACAGTCTTCTTACGACCCCAACTGAGGCCGAAGGATCGATGCAGAGTGTGGCCAAATTCGTGGATTAATGTTTCCTGAATTCTGGAACCTGATTCAAATTTAGTCTTATCTGCGTACTCCCTGAGGAACTTTAAGTTTAGTATGATGTTGCTGCTCAGATCTCTGTTGTCGGTTAGGGGAATTCTACCGGCTAGGTATTCTTCAACTGGGAGCTCTACAAGGTTGGGTATGTTTGCACCAAAAGTGGTAGCACGAGATTTTATTCTACCTGTCTCTGTTATGTCTAACAAGTTGTATAGGTTGTCGAAGGCATTTTGATTTGGCACAACTCTAATGGAGATAGCGTTTGGATCTAAGGTGCCCGGAAGCGATCCTTCACTCTCAAAAAAAGCATTTATCTTGCCCATGGCAGCAAGAATATCTTTGGTCTCTTTCGGAGTGGTAACCAGTCTAGCCGTCTTAGGATCCGGTAACTCTTTAGAATCTTCGTTTTCAAATATGATCGGGAGATCTACAGATTTGACGGCAATATTATTTTTGTTAGAGTATCTAATCCCGTCTTTCTTTAGTGCGGCTATAACAGCTTCTTCGGTGGTCATACCTTCAAAGTTAATTACGTAGTTGAGGATATCCGCCAGGTCTCTTGCTTCTTCTGGGGAAACGGTTATATTATTAGCAGAAAGATTATCCCTAATTAAGTTTATGTCAGAGCGACTCATTCCTGAGTGACTTACGCTTGGAGTGAACCCCTCTACCTCAAAGTCAGACACGTCAAGGTCCGCAAGTGCTTTCTTCAGGTCTCTTGCGCTCTGCAGCGTTTTTACTGGGTTTCGCACAGGAGCCTTAGCCATACGATTTATAAATCTAGAGAGGCCAGGGTTATTGGCTATTAGCCTTTTAAGCTTCACCGCGGAAGATAGGTCCTCTTCTTCGCCGGTCTCCAATTCGCTATCGTCGACCTCAAAGTCAGAGATCCCTGCATCGAAAGAAGGACGCTCTCTCGAGACGGGGCCAGGATCAGCGTACTCATTGTCAGGAGAAAGATCCGGCTCTTTTTCTTTTTTTAGTTCCTCTAGCTCTGTATTGCGGGCCTCCATGGCTGCATCATAGTCATCAAAGACTTCTCCTTCTGTAGGGTCGTACTCAGATCCGACACGATCTGAGTCATACGCCATAATTACTACATCTGGTTCACCATTATTAAATTTACTGTAGGTTTCTTTATCCCAGCCATCTGGTGCGAACTCATTGTCCCAACGAACTCTGGCTACTGGCTTGAACCCAGAATTAGCGTATATCCCTGGTAGTACCGTGTCAAAAGCATCCAAACGATCGCCGCCAAGCTCGACCATTTGAGACAGCATAGATGAGATGGCTCTTTTATGTGGGGAGTCAGCGTAGACAAACCCGGAGACAATGTCGCCATCTGGTTTCAGTGCAATACCAGCAGTACCATCTTCGGTTGAGAAAAGTCGCATGTTACGATACTCTTCGACATCGTAAACATAGACAGATGCTGAGTATTTATTGCTCTCTTTTAGCTTCTGAATTGCGTCTCGGAATGCCTCAGCGTCTTTTTGAGGGTCTAGTTCAAATAAATCCGGAGTAGATGAGCCAGAGTCACGTAACTCTTGAGCGCGAGTTGCCTCGGGTAGTTGACTATCTAGAGATGACCAAGGGCTTTTGCCATCTCGATTTCCGCGTCCGTCCACTCCCTCTCCTGAGGGTAGACTTTTGCCATCTGGTCCCGATCCCCCTGGGTCACTTTCGGCTCCTGGTCCTGATCCATCGTTAGTCCCTTCTGGGCTACCGCCCCCCTGATCGGGGGCTAGTCTTTTTTTGGTGGTATCTCTTTACCAAGAGCATACACTACGATTTTAGTCTCACCGCTATCAGTTACTACCGTAAACGCAATTCCTTCTTCGTCATCTTTGCCTCTAACAAACCTAGAGGATATAATCTCCCCAAGAATGCCTTCACCATTTAGGTTAGGAAGCACGTCTCCAGGCTCTAGATCATCTATAACACCTGGTAACGGGGCGTCGGGCTCTCCAGCAAACGTGTCAACACCTGTTGGGTTATTAGGTCTGTCGGTGGATGAATCGTCATAGAATCCAAGTTTTGCTCGATGATCCCGTAGCTCTTTACCTTCAATATTTGGACTATATTTAGTTAAGGGGGTGTCCTGGTTTTTTAGTATCCTCAACTGTATGGCGTTAAGACGTACAGTTTTTCCATCGGCATCTTTTAGGTATATAAAGTCGTTGTAATCGTAGCCTTCATTGCCCGGGCTAACGTTGACGTTTGGTGCGTAGCCAGTAACTACAAGGTTTATTAGCTCTTCCTTGTTGTTTGTGTACTCCACAATCTGACCCGGCTCGATAGGGGTGACACGGTTCTTTGATGCATAAGGGTTAGCTTTAGTATCGGGGTCTAGATCGTATGTTTTGCCCATAGACATCCTAGAGGCATTAGTAATTAGTGCACCCATCTTGCGAGCGTTTTCTTTAGGGAAACGCTTTCTAAACTCTAATCTTAATTGCCTTCTAGCTTCCCTGTGGACACGTGGGTCAATAGGCAATCTTCCAAATACTCCAAGTAGACCGTGATATATGGCGTCTTTCAGCTCAGGGTCGCTAGGATCGTCCTTGTACTCAGGGTAAGCTTCCCAAATACTAAGTACGTCTCGGTGCTTGAATGTGCCCTTGTCTTTGTGGAAAATCTTTGGACGGCCATTGCCATAGAAAGTTGCAAGACCTTCTGGGGTAAACATTTTCTGCTTCATCTTGTACCACTCAGCACGCTCTCTGAGAGAGGCCTCGCCGAAACCAGGAATAGGTGAAGCATTTCCCTGCTTCAATGGCTCAACGCTGAGTAGTTTAGCCATCAGACCATCCGAGGAGTTGTCTTTCCTAAAGACTGATGTTATAGAGTGACGCTTGTCGTAGTGAATTAGAGTTTCAACTTTGCCAGTCTCGGGGTCAGTCCAATTCATGGAGTAGACTAAGGCCTTAGACCCAGTATTAGATGCCCTGAGCTCAAAAACCCTACCGTCGCTGTCTATTCTGCGATCGAGAATTAGCGCGTCGCCCTCGGGAGTAAATTTAGCGTTTGGATACGCTTCGGCTAGCGAGTTCAGTAGCTCAAACGGGTCGGAAGCTTGCTTCCTCTTTCCGTTATTGTCAAAGTATTCTAGTATGCGTCCCATTTTAGTTATGAAGGCAGGTATCTTTTTTCTAATTGCCTCGGTGCGCTCTTCATCAGTTATAGGACTGTGCACAATGTCGCCGCCGTCGTCGATCCTATCTTTAGGCGGGCCTTCTGTAGTATTAGTTGGCGGAAGTAGAGGTGGCTCTTCTTTAGTAGTAGGCAACTCTCTGGTATCATTTACCGTTTTTGGAACGGGCTTAGCGGGCTTAGCGGGCTTAGCTTTCGCGGTTGGTTCAGTTGGTTCAGTTGGTTCAGTTGGTTCAGTTGGTTCAGTTGGTTCAGTTGGTTCAGAGATAGTAGCTTTTCTGCCTTGCACAACGTTAAGTTTCCTGGTCAGATCTATAGGAACCTCTGCTACGGTGCCATCCTCATTCTGTAGTTTCATGAATGATCTACCGCCACTGCTGGGATCCAATTTCAAGTCAACAATGACGGAATCTTTACCTGCCTTCGAGCGAACTACGTCTCCAACATTTAGATTCATAGGAGCCGTTGGCTTGAGGCTGCTTTTTTCACTAAACAGCTCGTCCAGAGCCTCGAATTTTACCTCGGTATCTCCATGCAGACTGACTTCAGCCATAATATTTGCAATTGCATTGTCTGCGACTTTAGCGGGGTTTCGGTTTTTTACGTCAGCTGGGGTCCACATGTCGCGTAACATATCAGGATCAATCACCCCGGTAGGAAGTGTAGATTTGCTACCTACCTTCTCATTGCGAATCCTAACAACACTTCCATCTGGGTTATACCAATAGTCATTAGTGTCCCACGTCCCGCCATACATCCGTGTTCCTGGTACAAACCTGGCACCAGGTTGAATGCCTCCTGTAGAGTCTATAAGACCCGCGTCACGTAGCTTTATGACCTCGAGTGCAGACTTTGGTATGAGATCAATAAAAGGAGAGTCTGCCTTGCCCGCTTCGTCTAGAAGTTTGTTAACGTCTTCGCCTTCAACAGCTTGCTCTGCAAGTGCTGGTGGAAGTTTTGCTAGAGGCTCCTTGTCGCGCTCTGCGCGGAATTCTTTATCTTCCTCATCAGTCAGTCCATTGGTGGCAAGTTCAATATCTAGCTCATCGCCCGGCTGAGCGTTCATGTTCTCTAGCTTCTGAGGCATATCAGCTATTGACTTAGGAAGGTCATGCTGCAGATCGGGGTCAATACCCTTCTTCTTCAAGAAGTCACGATTTATCTGAATCTTGGACTCTAGCTCACCATTTTTAGAGTCTACTTCAAGTACCGTATTTTCTGGAATTCCCGAAGCTCCGTAGCCCTTGTCAACGAGCATGCGAATATCATTTTTTTCACCCTTTTTAGTTGCAGTGCCTCCAACAGCTTTACCTTTTACTTTTAATATTTTGCCATTACTGAGTGAGACGCTTGCAAACATGGCTGCGCCTGTTGTTACCCAACGGCCTTTTTTATCACGAGGCTGCTTCCTGGCCCTCAGGCTTTTTGAAGCACTAGAGTTTCCACCCACTGCAATTATTGACTTAAGGGAGTCGGACATAAATTTAATCCTTTATATAGATAGAAAGCTACTCTAAATTTTACCCTAATAAAATCTAACTGACTTGATTCTTTTTATTTTTTAAGGTTTCCACGTGATAAACGGTAGCCGGACTGAGCGCGCCACTGGAAATTAGGACATTCAGCCTAGTAGTTGCATGCAATACCTCTATGCCGCCAGAGCCTATATCAAAAGCAGAAAGAAGTGCTTCTTTGGCAAAGTCATCCAAGTCAGGGGCACCATAGACCCACTCGAGGGAGTCTGCAATTGAAGAGTCTCTTCCCGGATGTCCGGCTGGCAGAAGAATAGAATATTCTGATAAATCTTCAAGATCCTCAGAGACGCCTTCGGTTGCATATTCTACGTATGTGAATACTTCCCACAGAATCGCTAACTCGAGTTCTTCGGTATCTCCGAGGTAGCTGTATTTGTCGCAGGCTTTTCTAGCAACTTGATAGGCATCTTCTTTGCGAACTCGCCTGGAGTGCCCAAACTCACTATTAACACTTGCAACTATCTCATCTATGGATGCCGCAGAAGGGACGCAGTTTGGTACTTTTTTGCCGTTCTTCTTTTTTGTACCTACTTGGACATATCCCTTCCAGCAAGGATCGTCAGAGTCTTTTTCTAGAGCCGCTGCTTCGTGCGCTGAATCTTTCATTAACTCTCCGTCTGGCATATAGTGATAACCTTCGGGAGCTTCCTTCTTATCGTTATCGAGAATCTGTTCTGGTGAAGCGTACTCTCCAGAGGCGTTTAAAACTTTATCAAAGTACTCAGACATTTAGCGAACTCCTAGGAATGCATTGATCTGCCAGTTGAATGTTTTATGTGTATCAATACGGCCTGCAAGAAAATCCATTAGTCCTTGCTCATTGCACTCTTCTGCCATCTTAAATGCGTCGAATAGAGAGTGAACTAATTCATCATTAACTCTTTTAGCAGACTGAAGCAAGAAAACGGGAGAAGTTCCATCTAAGCGCTCTTCTTTGATAGAGGACATCTCTATATAGTCACTTAGAAGATATGGCGCAGGGAATCCAGCTTTAAGAATATTTTCGCCCAACTCGTCTATTGAGCCGTCTACATCCTTATATAGAGTCTTAAAGAATTTATGATACTCACCAAAGTCTGGGCCTAAGACGTTCCAGTGATAGCCGTGGAGGATAAATTTAGCCGTGACTGTATTAGCCAGTAATTTTGCCAATCTTGCAACTAGTTCTGGTTTTTGATCAATATGCATGTTAAGCCTCTGGCTCTGCTAGTGGTGGCGGTGTTGTTTCTTCTTGCGTTGATTCTTCAGCAACATCTTCTGTAGTTGACGGAGCACCAGTACCCGCTGGGGTCAAAAGCTCATCAATCTCTGGGGGAATAGCAGCACCATTATTTTCCATGGTCTGCTGCCTGAGTGCACCCATCATCTCTGGAGCCACCGACTGTAGCATCGCCTCGGTAAGTTCAGGTGTGACCATGCCCTTTTGCATCACTAAACGAAGTGCAAGCTCTTTAGCGTCCGGTGCGTCTGCCGCGGAGAACCCATGTGCGCGACGCCAGGTGTCAAATGATACTGCCATCTTGTCAAATCCAGAGTCCGCGTCTGTAGCGCGGTCGTTTCTGGTAGACACTAGGCTAGGATCATACCAAATGCAGACATCTTTAACTTCTGCCTCGGAGTAACCGTTGGCAATTAGGTATGGACGCAGGTACATAACAGTTAGTGCGTCAACGATTAGTAGCATCAGAGGCTCTATGTGAGCCTTATATAGACTCTCATCGATTTGTAGAGCGTTAGAGTATTTAACGTTGGCAAGTCCCGTCACGATGTCTTTGGGGACGTCTAGGCCCTGCATGATACGCTCTAGTACACGGTCGGAGCGCTCTCCAAGAGCTGGGTCGAAGGAACGTTCAAACTTAAACTGCTTGATCTTGTCGCCAAGCTCTGCTGGACCACGGATAATTAAGGGCACAACTGCAGACGCGGAGTCTTCGTCCTTAATCGGGGTGGTCATTGCATCGATTAGTTGATCTTCGAAGTCGTCTGCGGCCTCTTCGGGGTTATATTGCTCGTTGTAATTACCGTCTTCATCGTACGGGTAGTCTGGATCCGGAGTCGAAGCAACCGATAGGCCGTCAGGTAAGTAGAGAGCGCCAGCGTTAAGGCGAGATCTTGCAGTCGCACGGAATGTCCTGTTCAATAGTAGCAATTCAGCGCAGAGGTCTAGCAGACCTCTTAGGGAAGAGTCAGATTCCTGACTATAACGAGGGTGAGCTCGCCAAATGCGGCCAACATATGAAGTTTTTGGTAGATGGATGATGTCACCAGTACCCTTCCCAACACCACCGGTGCCAGCTGGGTCACTGCGAGGGTTAAGAATGTAATTACCCCTAGAATCAACTTGTAGCTCATCGGTTGATCTAATGTCCCAGGTCTCGGGGTAGCCCGACCCTAGTCGTTCTGGAACCTGAACTAGGTAGCACTCTCCAGTAACTTGCAAGTTTAGCGCTGCGTCTTTCAAAAGACCAGGCTGTCCACCGTAGGCAGAGCTCAAGCGGTCGAGGGCACGCTGAGCAGCTTGTGCTAGTCGTGGCTCTATCTTAGCTACTGAAATAATTGGAGAAGGTGCTTCACTCGGATTGCCTATAGCTGCTGCGTATAGACGAATTCTTGAAACAACAGACGCAACTAGGTTGAAGGCATATTTAATCTCACCAATTGCGTCGTAGTACTCCCATGCTTCACCCTGCCAAGAGGTAGCGGCGGAGTTCCTACGAGCTTTAAAGTACTCTGCTTCAGTTTTATCATCTAGCTTTACTTGAGCAGCAGCGGCGGTTATTGGTCTAGGTGCGTTGAATGCGCGTGGTTCAGCATAAATGATACCAAAAGAGTCAACTGAGACACCCGGGGCAATGCTGGTAGTGTTCTTTGGGGCGGAGGCGCGTAAATTACGGCCGGAAGCCTGTAACTGCTGCGGTTCTTTTTTAAAAATACCCAAGACGGGCTTCCTGTCTGTTTAGCGCTCTGTCCAAGCGGAAATAATTCCAACCAAGGCGGATATAGCCAAGATTAATGATACCACAAACGTAAGTTGAGGTAAGATTGATGCTCCAACGACAAAAATACCTGCCATCCAGAACCCTGTACACCAGTTACAAGTGATTAAGTACCCAATTTTAGTGGTTGGTGGGAACTTTGACCAAACCTTATTGCGAAATCCATCCGCAATGGCGTCGGTTGTGATCAAATGGGTTGCACGGTACGCTCCAAGAGCGAGGATTACAAAAGTAAACGCATCTATAGTCATATTAATCCTTAATCGAGCCTAAAGTCCTATACGGATTCCAACCACGAAGGCGAGAACCACATCCGCAGGCGGTATCTTTCTTAAATGCTAGCATCTTACCGCTAATAGTTATAACCCTTGTGTCCTCGTCGGTCTTTTGTGACAGGAATACTTGGGCGTACTTCTCTTGAAACACTACAACAGGTCCGTCATGGTCATCTTTTGCTACTACTATTTCGGTTTCAGTTAATATTACTCTAGTTTTGCTCATATAGTTAGCACCATGAGTAGGTTGATAGCTATTTAGCTGAGAAATATCCTCTAACCTATCTACTGCTACTGCAGATAAGTGGCATGGGAACTTGTCTAAAATAATTTTCATGACTATCTAGCCCTAAAAACGCGGCCAACTTGACCAGTATTAGGTCTAGTTACGCCCATTTTGCGATCTGCTAGGCTTTTTGCACGTAATTTACCACCAGAAAAGCCCGGTGGTGGTTTAATTAGTAGAGCAGTCATAGCGTGAACCATTGCATCGATGCGGTCAGGGGATTTACCCTCTCCTGGGATCCAAGAGTACATCTGAGATTCTAGTTCTGGGAGGTAGTTCACGTGGTGAACGCGTCCCTGCTCGTATGCAAGAAGAATTGGCTCTGCTCTTAGCTGTTTTCCGTACTTTGAGTGGACCTCAAGGACTTTGACGCTGGGGTCAATAGAATTGATGGCATTTCGTACGAGCGCGCCACCTTGATTAACTTCGGCAACAACGGGACAACCCCACTTGCGAGCCATTTCCACAACTTTACGGGCCCAGGTGTCTGGGGAACCATGAATTGAAGCGTCCTCAAGAACCCAAGCATTACGCTTATAGAGGTCGTGTTCTGCAGTCGATGCGCAGACAACAATACCGCACTCGTCGCGGGGATTCTCAGCAACTGAAGGGTCGACGCCGATAACACGTAACGGAGTAGACGCAGGGTAATCAGTGTGTCTAGCTGCTTCAACCAATTCTTCATTCCACATCGCTCCTTCTAGGTCATCAAGCATCTCGCCATAGAGCTCCTGTCGAGCTAGCGAAGTGCCTTCGTAGACGCCCATAATAGTTTCAAGATATGCACCGGAGAGATTTCCAGCGTTGTCCATTGTGGAGCCTTTTGTGACAACTACCTTTGCGGCAGTCGCCTTGTCTGTGCGAGATTCTTCAATAAGTTTGTAGAGAAGCGGAGTGCGCTTCGGAGTGGTGGTGGCCAAGATCTGAGGATTCTTACCAAGACGAGTACCGACTCGTAAGTTGTCAAAAGCAGTCATGCCCGCAGC